GGTGGTGAAGTATGAGTCATTTAGCAGGAAAAGCAGGAAACGTATACAGCGGCGCAACCGTTATGGAGGACTGTGAGGACGTTTGGGTCCAGGGCACAGCTGATACAACGGTAAGCGCTGAAACAACTTCTCCTCCCGTGGGCACTAAGTTTGTCCGTGGTACTAACGTATCCGTGGGCGCTACTACCTTATTAATGTATGAGGATTTTGTAGCCAAAGACATCACGGCGTACGATGCGATCTATTGCTGGCTACGGTCAAGCGTGACCACGGCAGCGGATTATCTTCAGTTCTTGGTAGACGAAGGCACCGGCGCAGCTGCCCCAGAGGAAACCTTAAGCATACCAGTTTTGACGGCTAATGTTTGGCGGCGTGTGCTCATGCCCCTTACTACACCTTCGGCTTTGAATGC